AACGCTGCCTTTGCTATTATTAAAAAGACTGTACAAAATACAGGCGACTTAGCAAGGGTGGCAAATCAAATGTCACAGTTTGTCGGTGCTAAGACCGAACTAGAACAAAAAGTAAAGAAAAAGAAAAATAGCCTCTTCAGCGATCCTGCAGCGGTTAACGACATGGAAGAATTTCTTGCCCTAGAAGCTATCCGAAAAAATGAAGAAGAATTAAAAGAATTTATGATCTGGTCAGGTAGAGCAAACCTTTGGAATGACTGGGTTAAGTTTCAGGCAACTGCTAGAAAGAAACGCGCAGCAGAAGAAGCTAGACGACAAAAGCTAATTTCTACTATTATGTTTAGAGTAGGAATTGGTTTAATTGTCTTAACCGTGTTAGGCGGTATAGTAAGCCTTATTTTCTTTGCAAGTTTCCTTCAAAACTTATAAAAAGAATATTTCCAAAAATAGTGATCGCTTATGATATAGGTTTACCGAGGAACAGCTTATGATATCCCTACAAGCTGACCGTTCCTCTTTTGGGGTACTTAGTTAATTCTAGGTACTCCTTTTACTTTAGGAGAAATAAATGGGTAGAGCTAATCCAAAGAAGTGGGAGCAAGCTAAAAAAGATGCTGTAGCCAAAATGGGTGGACACTCTGCTAGAGCTATGCAACTAGCTGCTAAACTTTATAAAGACCGTGGTGGCAAGTACACTGGCGGCAAAGATTCAGGTCAAAAGTCTATGACTAAGTGGACTAAACAGAAGTGGAGGACCAAGTCTGGTAAACCTTCTGTAAAAGGGCCAAAAGCTACAGGTGAAAGATATTTACCTACAAAAACTATTGCTGCTATGTCACCTAAAAAGTACAAAGCATCAACAGCGAAAAAAAGAAAAGACACTGCTGCAGGAAAACAATACTCTTCTCAGCCTAAGAAAAGGAAGTAATAATGTCTTCAGATCCTAGACTAAAAAGAGCAGGTGTTTCTGGCTATAACAAACCAAAAAGAACTCCTGCTCATGCAACAAAATCTCACATTGTTGTTGCTAAAGTAGGAGATCAAGTAAAAACAATTCGCTTTGGTGCTCAAGGCGCTAAAGGTAGCCCAAGGAAAATGGGAGAATCTGCTAAGTATGCCGCAAGACGGAATGCTTGGAAAGCTCGTCATGCAACTAATATTGCTAGAGGAAAATTGTCTGCTGCTTATTGGGCAAACAAAGTAAAATGGTAAGGAACCCTTATGGCACAGAAAATTACAACTACTAAAACTATTAAGAAGTCTGTAGCAGATCCTAGTGATTCTTATCATTCTCTTACTCCTTTGTGGAGAAAATCAAGAGCAATTTTACAAGGTGAGGCTAATGTAAAGGCTCACGACACTACTCTGGCAACCGACTACTCTAATCTTTTGTTGCCGTTTTCTCCTTCTATGACTCAAGCACAGTATAACTTTTATAAAGCCGAAGCAGAACTTTCGGGGTTAACTGCACAGTACTGTAAAGTGCTAATTAGTTCTTTGCTACGGAAAAAGTCTCAACTAACTATTCCAGAAGAACTTCCAGAAGAGGCGTTAGACTGGATTGAAACAAATTTTACTTTGGACGGTCGTTCTCTCTTTAATTTTCTTGACGCCGCTTTATGGGAAGAACTTCAGACCTCGCGCTGTTGGGTGTCAGTTGATTACCCGAAACTTACCGAAGAACAACAAGAAGCTTTAACTCCTGAAGAGCGCGACATGATTGCGCCTTACCCAGTAATCATTAAAGCTGAAAACGTAATTAACTATCAAGTAAATGTTCATCCTATTACTCGCCAAAGAACTCTTACTCGTCTAGTACTACGGTATTTAACTGAAGAGTTTGACGAAGAAAACCCTTGGCACCCTAACTACGTAGACACTGTTTGTGATCACTACTTAGATGAAGGCGGTAACCTTGTTTTAGACTATTACCGTCAAAAAGATACCTACGCAGAACTTAAAGTTCTTAATGGAGAAGTAACTCAAGACTATAAAGACATTCGCACAGAAACTCACTTTGAAAAGTATGACACCGTAACTCCCCAGATGTTTGGTGAACGTCTTAAGCGTATTCCTGCTTGGCCTCTCAACGGTCATATTGATCCTATTGAACCAGTGCTTATGCCGCTTATTGATCGTGAAGTTTCTTTGTACAACAAAGTATCTCGCAGAAACCACCTGCTTTACGGCGCTGCAACCTATACTCCTATTGTGTCTTCTGACATGACAGATGAAGAGTTTGAAGAGTTAGTGTCTGCAGGGCTAGGTACGTGGTTACGAGTACGTAAAGACGAGTCAATAAGCGTGCTTGAAACTCCTACTGCTGCTCTTTCTGACATGGACACTGCTATTACAAAGACCGTAGAAGAAATGGCTAAAATGGGAATTCGAATGCTTTCTCCTGAAACAGCACAGTCAGGCATTGCTTTAGAAATCCGAAACGCTTCTCAGACAGCACAGCTAGGTACTCTTAACGCTAAGGTGTCTCATATTATGAGAGAAGTAATTTCTTTTATGCTTAACTGGAAGTATGGTTCAACCTACTCAGGCAATGATGTTGAGTTTACTTTATCGGCAGACTTTGCACCAGTTGTTGGCGGCGAGGGTGCTATGCGCTTAGTTACTGAATGGTATCAGTCAGGGCTTATTCCAAGAGAAACTTTTGTGTCTGTTGCTAAATACAATGACTTTATTCCTTCTGACTATGATGATGAAGAAGCAATTCAGTCTATTCAGACAGACCCTTTAACTCAGGAAACCCCTGATGATCAAATGGAAATAGAATAACTTGCCACGTTATAAAAGCTTTATAGCATGGTATAAGTGTCTTAGATTAAATCATCACCCAAAGAAGTGTGGTCCAAAATATAACATTGGTAACTGCCTTCTTTGGGCTTGGTCTAATAGTAAGTCACACCCTCTCTAACTCTACAATGGTGGACTAGATGAACTACAATGATAAAATTTTTGATCGTATTGTTGACCACATGGGAGACGTGCGATTGTATGAAGAAGGTGTTCAACTTCAAAATCGCAGGATTTTAAAAAGACATAGAAAAAATTTAAAAACGTTATTAAGAGGAAATGTTAGAGCCGATCTTCAGAAAGAAATGAATAGATTCGGTAAAGAACTTTCCGTCCACAATAATACAAGTTTAAAAGAATTTTCAACTTCTCAGTTAGACTTTTCTACAAATAACTTATACAAAGAAGTAAAAGACTGGTATAAAGTCCAAAGGCCAAAAACTAAAGAACTTCTTGGCGAAATTGCTGGACCAAATATCAAAGGTACTCGAAGTATCACTAAGAATATTTCTAATATCTCTGCTGGAGAGTTAGTACGTATTCAGTCCAAAGTGAAAGCAGGGCTTGCTAAAGGTTCTGGTAAAACCGCTATTATTGATGATGTAATGAAAACTACAAAGTTAACCGAACATCAAGCAAGAACTCTAACTCGTACCGCTATTACTTCAACTCAAACTGCTGCTGTACACAAAGTTGCAGAAGAAAACAAAGATATAATTAAAGGTTACATGTTTACTGCTATTCTAGATTCTAGAACTAGCCCAATTTGTACTCATCACAACGGAAAAATTTATGACATAGGAGACAGGAGCTATGAACCTCCCCTTCACTGGAATTGTCGTTCCTCTATGGTACCAGTTCTTAAATCTAAGGAAGAACTACTGCAAGAGAGTCCGTCAAAACGTGTTAACGTTTCTGCGCTTAAAAAGAAAGACCCCCAAAAACTAAATGGGCTTCCTCCTAAAACTAAAGATTTTGGCACATGGTTAAAAACTCAGTCTATGGACGTTCAGACTAAAATGTTAGGCTCTGAAGACGCTGCTAACTTATTTAGACAAGGCAAGTTAAAAGCTGACGAGTTTGTTACTCCTAAAGGAAAAGCACTAAGCATACAAGCCTTAAGAGCCAGAGCTACAGCAGCTACTACAGTATTTAAACCTCGGCAAAAAATAAAGTCTGAAGGGGTGTCTGTAGATTCAAAGACTCCTAACTCTTTACTAAATAATCCAAAATATAGAGACGATTTAAGAAATATGCTTTTGTTAGACTCAGATGACTTTAACAAAACTATGTCTCTTACTGACTATAAAGGAACTAGTTTACAAGGTAAGGCTGCTTCTCGAAGAAGAGTTGGAAATCAATTTGATGAAAGAAACTTTTCAGCAGACCCCTTAACAGGTGAAATTAAAAACAATAACATTTACGATCCTGATTTTAATCTTTATCAAGAGCGACTTGACTTTATGCGTAACGCTAAAGACCTTACTCTTCAACAAAAAGACTTTATTGAAAACATGGCTTCGTCTTTAAATGACAAAGTTTCTTTAAATCAACAAACAGTCATTGTTGAAAACTTAAGAGTTGTATTTCAAAGGTATGCTAAAGATAAAGTTCCTTGGGGAGACTTTGCTTCTGTTATGAGAGCAGAAAACAGATTTGCTGTACAAAACGTTTCAAGATTGTTAGATGTTAGGTCTAGACAACGTTCAGAAATGTTTGTTAGTTATCTTTCTAAAGATAAACCTCAAGTTCAAATCATGGGTAAGTATTATACTTTAGATGATTTAAATAAAAATCTTTTAAAAGATCAACGTTTTATAGATAATTGGAGAGCTAAGGAAGGTAAAAAACTTTCAAGAAAGCTTTACTTTACAGGGCGAGCACCTATGAGAGTATACTTTCAAAGCCTTTATACTAAGTATCCTAGCAAAAAAGAGTTTAAAGAAAACTTATTAAACAAAGTAGTTCCTTTAAGAAAACGTTATAAGGACTTTAAAAAGAAGTTTAACAAAGAACCTTCTGATAGTTGGTGGACAAAAAATGTTGCATCAGTAAGAGAAAACTATCGAGGTGTTGTAGATCTTGAATTTATTAATAGAAAGAAAATTCCTTCTTCAAAAGTAATGGACGATAAGGCTTTAAGAAGCATAACTAAAATTGCTAAGTTAATTTCTTCTGGACAGTCTACAGACTACGATACTTTAGCTATTAACATTGGTAAAAAGTTTACTGATGATTTTGGTACAGTGCTACCTCTTAAAAGAACGTTAAAAGCTCATCATAAAGACGGTTCTCGTATACTAGACTTTATGGCTAAAAGCGGTTACATTAAAGTACAATTCAGAGGTAAAACTCGAAGAGGTGTTATGGATGTAGAAACAGGTCGCGCAACAGGTGGTTGGGCCGATACTATTTCTAGAGAAGTTACTGTAATAGACAAAAAACTTATTTTGCTACAAGAAGCAGAACGTAGAACTGTTATAGCAAGACGACTTGGTGTAGTTAACGATAGAGATAGACTCTATGTTAAAGCTGGTAAAAAGACTTTCTTTGATGCTAGAGGTAACGACACAGGAGTTCCTATTATTTCAGCAGACAAGTTTGCTGACTATGACCCTAAACAAATAGACCGAGACATGGCTAAGATGATGAATCATGTTTCAAATACAGAGTACCAAGTAGATGGCGAATTTTTTGATTTTATGGACGACCTTGTGCGCTTTCGGGATCCTAGAGGGAAAAGCAAATACTATGATTCTATCAATGAATTGCGTCATGAGATTTTAGCGCGGGGCGAACAAGGTTACGGTTTAATGGCTACTGCTAAATGGCATAGACAACGAGGAGAATCTTTTAAGACTCAAGTGTTCATTGATTCTCGCGGTCGAGTATATCACCGTGGTTACTTAACCCCTACAGGAGGAGAGCTTGTTAGACCTTTTCTTAATGCAGGACAAACTGTTAGCATGACTCCTGTAGCTATGAGAGAATTGCGTATCCAACTTGGCGCTTTAATTGGCCCAGGAACCGAAGCACTTACTCAAACAGGACGTTTAGCTATTTTTCAAAGAAATGAACGGGCTTTGCGAGATCTTGGAGGAATCCTTCAATCAACAACGCAACGTGACAGACGTATGCGGCAGTTTTTAGAACATCCTCTTATACAAGGTTTAGAAGGTCCAGAAGTTCCTAAAATGGCTAGAATGGCTTTAGAGTACAAACGTGTATACGATGCTACAGGTGGAGACTTTACTGCATCTAAACTTGCAAAATACAAAACAAGGTTAATGATTGAAAACGATGCTTCATCAAGCGGGGCACAGATTATTGGCCTTTCAACTGGTAATAGAGAAATCTCTATGTTAAGTAATGTTTTAGCAACTCCAAAGAAAAATCGACTTTATGATGTTATTGCGATGGACACTATTAATGATCCAGAGTTTCTTAAAATACCTTCGTTAAGAAATGCTGGCTTAACTTGGGAAGATCTTGCAAAAGGATCTAAATTTCAAAACATGGTAGCCTTTTATGGTGCTGGAGACGCTACGCGCTCTGCAACTGTTTCAAAATGGATGGCTAAAATTCTTGATAAAAAAGGCTATGCTAGTATTACTAAAGAATCTCTTAACGAACAACTTAGAATAATAGATGGTAAAATAAAGGTTGCAAACAGACTAGGTGCTACTGCTAGTGTAGATGATTTAAAAGCTTTTAGGTCTGAGTTAGTAGAGTTAGTAAACAAAAACACTCCTGTTGGAAGAGAGCTTTTAAAACAAGCAGCAGATATTCATCCTGATACAGCAACTTTTGTTAATAAAATTACTAATGCAAGACAAGGGGTTATTTCTCCAAAAGACTTTTCAGATTTGTCTAAAATTATGTCAAAACATCTTGCAAGTCGTGCGCCTGTAACCAATGAGTTTATTAATTTTTGGAAAACAGCTGCAAGAACTTATGTTGCTGATACTAAAAAAGTAGACATACCTTGGGTTACTTTTGATGGAAAAATTATGACACAAAGATACCGTCCTAAAATTCAGGAACGGATAGAATTTACTGACCCAGTTTCGGGTCGTAAAGTAGCAAACATCT